ACGGGCAAGACCGAAGTGCTTTCGCTCCGGCCTCGATTTGTAAATCGGTTGGGTTCGTGAGGGATGCGTACCACTTCGCCACGTCGTCTTTCCAGAGATTGCGAAATGCTGCTGGTGCTGGTGACGCAATCAATCTGGCGATCGGGGCGCGGATCGGAAGCTCCTTCGCGAGTCCTAGGGCATACTGTCCGATCGGTGAGAGTCCGAATTTCTCACAATGCACCACGTGGTCGAGCATTAGACCCTTCGTGGTTGGCATCATTCGCGCGGTCAAGTGGATCACTGCTCGCAAGAATGCCGCGTCATGTTTTTGAAACGGTGGCAATGCTGCGTCATAGGCCGTGGCGGCTCTGAGTTTGTCTGGTGAATCGTTAAAGACAACGGATCGCACTTCACGCGGATCGAATTCGCTATTGCCTAACGGGTCTTCGGTGCCGCTGAAACCGCTCGCGAGTGCATGGCAAAACTCGTGGATCACTTTTCCGGAGCAAGCCAGCGTGGCGTATGCGTTCGCTTGCTGCGCGGTGAGACCGGCGGCGGCTGCGTCTGAAAAGTCAATCTGATACTGATCCTCGTCGAGCAAAACACCATGCCCTCGGCCGTGCCATAATCCAGCGGCGCGGGCGTCTGCCTCAAACGTGGCGGCCAAGCCGGGAAAATACTGGCCGGCCATGTTCTGCTTCCGAAGCTGTCCGAATACGACGTAAAGCGGACCACTCAGTCCCGGCTCAATACGCTGCATTTGATCCAGCAGTCCATCGGTAACCGCGAGGGCGCGGGTCTTCGCCGCTGCCGCTGTGAGTGTTGCTGGTGTAGCGGCCGGTGGTCGATGTGCGGCTGGTGCCTGCGGGGTCGGTAGTGCCGCTGCCGGCATTTGGTTCCACCATGGGGTTGGTCGATAAATTTCCCTGCGTGGTGGTGCCATTGTTTCAATCATTTCATCGTTCCTTGGTTGTGCGGCCGTGCCGCGATTACGTGGGGTTTAACCGACCGATCATTTCACCGATTGGCCGGCGGTTTCTCTTCGTCGGGGGTGCCGCTGATCCTGGCAGAGCAATGCCAAGCATGGAAGCTCCTACTGCGGTTCCGACAAAGCAGTCCAGCAAGTGGTTATCTCCTGCGCCGGGGGTCTTCTTCCATTCCCAAACTGTGCGGCCACGGCCGGCGGTCTCGATTCTGTACTCGCTGGAAAGATGGTCGGCCACAAGTTGGTGGTCTGTGCGCTCGTTGCCGTGAAGGGTGTAAGTTCCGCGATCACCTAACGGGATGGCCAGCCGGCCTTGAAGCAATGTCTTCCAAAAGTTCGTGTCGATGTTCACTATCCGCAACTCGCGGCCGGTTGTCGCCGGTATCCGCCAGTAGTGGCCCTGAACGTCGCCGGGCTTGCGTTCGTATTCGGACATTGGCTTGTTGGCTGCGCTGATGCCGATTCCCTTGGATGGCATGGCGATTACCGTCTGGTTCAACTTGCGGATCACCGAAGCTACGATTTCCGGCAGATAGCCGGAGTCGATCAATAGTCTGCCGATCTGAAGCGTCGTTCCATCGTCGCGCGTCCAGTGCCGTGCAAGCAACTCGGCGGCGAATACTTCCAGCCCTGCGAAGATGGCCGATTCCTTCGCGCCCCCGCTGAATTTCTGCTGCAAGGTAGGCTGGGCCGATGAAAGCGTAAAGTATCGTTTCGACTGCTCGGGAAAGGCTCCGTACTCAATTCCAAAGCCCGTGAAGTCCTTCTCCCACCCGGAGACCGCGTAGAAAAGTAGGTCGTCGTGTACGTCGACAAAAGCGGTGAGACATTCGACTGCGCTGGGCACCTCGCCGCGTTGCCGGCCGTTGACCTTCTTCGCGATCTCTGCGGCCGTCAATACGATCTCGCCGGCAATGGCCGGGGGCTTGGGTGTGTTTTGAAACTCGCTCATAAATGCGGCCTCGTTTCTAAATTTCATGTTCATGGCGTGTTGGATCGCTGAAACCTCGTCTTGGTTGAATCGTTCGGGCCACGCCACGGCGGATCCTTCATCCATCGCCTCGCGGTGCTGCTGATAGTATTCCGTGCCTTGGTGGCCGTCGCCGTCGCATCGGAAAGAGTCTTCCCGAAGCTGTCGGTAGGTTTCCCACCTTGCTTCATTCGTAGGGAACGAATAAACCATCTTTGTACGCTCGCCCTGCCACTGCGGATTACGGGCGCGGTCAAGTATCTGGTCGGCAAGGTCTCCATTGGCGATCACGGTGCAAGGAATGACTGCCGCGATCGTCTGACCTGGGCCGCTCATACCGAGCACGTCGCCATTTAGGATGGCAAGGCGTTGCTCTGTTTGAATCTTGGAAAAGGCCGATTCTCTCGTCGAGGGGTCGTCCAAGAGAATGAAAGCTGGCCGGATAATCTCGCCGGTGTGGAGCACGTGGCTCTGACCGCGAAGGGCTCCGGTCAAGGCGGCCACGGTAAGCGTGCTTCCGCTGACCTTCCCCTTGGGAATTGTCGGGAGCGTAATCCGATTACTGGACCAATCAATCAACGTCTGTTTGCCGTCCCAAAGCTGCCCCTTAGCTCGCCGGGCATTGTCCTCCAACTTGCGTAGCGCATAGGTGACCTCGGGGAAGTCTTCCCCCAGGCGATCGTTGAAGAGCAACTCGCGTTTGCAATGCTCGAGCATTAACTGCGCGGCTCGCTCGGTGGCTCCGATCAAACAACCGAAGCGGCGGAATCCGTAAAGCAGTGCCCAAAGCATGGCCCTTTCGCATATCGTCGTCTTTCCGGCTCCGCGTGGCATGGCCAGCGCAAATAGACCGCCATGTCTGACCGCGTTTTCGATCTTCTGAATTACGCGAAGATGATCTGGGCAGAATGGTTTTGAAAAGGCTTCTGGAAAGTAGGTTTTCAGGAATACTTGAAGCGACTTCTTGCACCGGGCGCGGCGGAATTGATTCCCCCATCCTGGCCAGTCTGCCGCAATGTCTCGGGAAGTGCTGGAAGACTTCGCGCTGCGGTCGCGCTCGCGGTCCTTCTTAACCGAGTACTTGTCGCCTCGGCTGAGTGTTGCGCCATTGGTCTTCCCTAGCATGCCCATGATTAACGTCGCCTCAATTCTGTAGACCAAGCTCGCATCTGTCGGCCTGCCGCTGCCGCGAGTGCCACATAGGGGTTGGCAACGGCAAACCCTGCTGGGCTCTTCACCACAGGGCCTAGTGCGTTCACCTGGGCCTCTGCCGCCGTCCATCGGCTCCATGCAAGGCAATACCCTGCCAGCGCGTCTAGGCTGCCCTGGTCGGGTTCGCCGCGTGCTTCCAAGATTGGGAGGGTTTCCGCCCATTTGGCGCGGGCCTGTTCGTCGAGGTGCTGGGGTGGTGCTGCTGGTTTACGTTTCATTTCGACGGTCCCTCCATTACTTCGTTCAACCACTGCTGGTGGAAGTCGAATAGGCTGCGGTCGTGCGTCATGGTGATTTGTTCGATGGAAGAGCAACTGCGAAGATTTGCGGATGATTCAACCGAGTAGGTGCGGCCGGCCGTGGTCTCGATCAAGAGAATCTTCGCGTGGATCAACCCGGCAAAAACGCGCTGGCCACGGCTCGTAAGCTCTTCGGTTAGTCTCTGGCAGTTCTCCTTTTCGTTGCTCTTGAAGTAGCACGAATAAAGGAAGTCCACCTTCTCGATTTGTCCGCTGTCGAGCATGGCCAACAGGTCGAGCATATTGGGCTGCGAGAATGACAGGGTGACCACGGCCAAGTATCGGATCGTCGCCGGATCGGCGTAGTGGAGCACGGCCGGGATAACGTGCATCATGGAATACTTTTTCTCGGTGACCAAGTGAAAGCTCTCGCCGGGGTCCGGCAAGCGGCCGAGGTGTTCGATGGCGTTGGCCAGCCGGCGGGCGTCGAGCATGACCGCTTTGTCCGTGCGCCGGATGTGTCGCCGGTCCGTCGAAAGCTGCCGGGCTTTGTCCGCGTCGGCAACGGCCGAGGCCGGAAATAGCGGCCGGATCGCGTCCGCGTTCATCGTCGAAAGTGAATCCATCCAACTGGCTGTCATGGCGTTTCGATCCTGTGCTTAGGTTTCGCTCCAAGAATTTTCAATTCGGGCAACCAAGAGAATAATTTAGTTCGATGGCCTGGGTGCGGACACCGTGGAAACGGCGGCCGAGAAGTACCTTTTACCCCCGGGGGAGGGGTAGGGTGGGTGTAGGCGTTCATTGGCCGGAATTCTTTCGCGTTGTCGGCTTGGCTGTCGCGCGAAGTTGTTCCCCGATCCGTTCGACATCATCGCTGTGGAAGAATTCGCAACCGTTGACGGTATGGGTTGGTCGTGCCCCACTTGCTTTGATCGCTTTCTTAATGGCACCGAATGACCGCTGAAACGTCTGGCATAGGCGGCTCGCGGACTCGTAATGGACTGTTGGGTCGATTGGCATGTTATCCTCGTATGGTTGGTTGTGTTGCGTTCAATGCTTAAAGTTTACGCGAGTGCCCTACGCTCAATTCCTAACTTAGGACTATTCCGAAATAATGAAGACCTTCAAGCCACACTCCCGGCATCGAGCGTATCGTAGCTGGCTGCCGTCGCCATTGTCGCGAGTGCCGTCTGATGTGAAGCGGGTGCAATCACACTCCGGGCATCGTGGCCTCTGTACTACGATCTGTGGGCGGCCTTCGTGGGATGGCGATAGGCTAGGGATGGTCATGGGTTTTTCTTTGCTGGTTGGTCGGCCAATAATCTGGCCTTCCGCGCCGCGGCGGAATGGTCGAATGGTTTACCGAACAATTCCAACTGTCTGGGCAGTTTTCCCC